CTCAAATTCGGCGGCTAATTCAGAAAGTTCATTGTACTGAAAGGGTGTCCAGCCTTTGCCTGAAACCCAGAGATAAAGTGTTTTCATTGTGTGTGTATTTTTGGTTTAGTTCTCTATTAACTCTTCTACCCTGAACGCCCGGCCACGTCGTGGGCTTCTTAACCTGCGGCACTCGAAATCGGTACTGAACACTTCGACCGAGAACAGACAGAGAAGTATCGCCGCCCCTATTCTCCGGGTCATTTCGGACACGTTCAGGGAGATGCCGAAGTTCACCGTGAAATACCATGTAACAAGCGCCTGCAAGGTTCGTTTGGTCCCTGTCTTGTCGTAGATGCTCTGGAGATGATTCGCTACACATTGGTATATGACGTTCATCCGATCTGCGATCTCGCGGGCCGAGTATCCCAGCACGACGAGGTTCATTACTTCACGCTCGCGCTTGCTCAGTATGGCGTCGGTTTTCATTGCTATGCCAGCCCCCACGGCTCTTTGATTCCGTAGTTGGTAAAGGTTTCTTCAATGCCTTTGCGCTCAAAATCCGTATGCTCCAGATTACCATTCGCCCGATAGCACAAGGCTTGAGGGGTAATATTACCAAGCCCCCGGCGTAAATCCTCCCGAATCATAGTCCCTATTTTGCCCGGCATTTTATCTGCAACGGCGAGACCTTTTGTAAAGGCGTTTTCTTGTATCTTTTCGTCCGTCATCATTGTTTTATTTCTATTTTATTTGGTTATTTCTGCGTTTTTTGTATAACTTTACATTGTTTATACTTCAAACCTATTTTAACTTTGCACTTGCATTAGGTTTGACATTGCAAATACACTAAACTATTTGAGTGCATCACTACAATAGTGAAGTATTTTTTAATAAAATAATTTTATAGCATTCCAAAATATTATAGACAGATTACCTTCATGCCTGATAAACTGATAGATAAGGCCGTAGAATTACTACGAAGCACACAAGACACTCCGTATAAAATCGCCAAAGCGACTGGATTGTCACAAACAATTATCGGCAAATGGAAGAAAGGAGAAGGCAAGCCGAGTAGAGCAAATGCCAGATACATACTCCAATATTTTGGCATACCCAATATAGAAGACCAACCTATCAGCCAAGGAGGCGAAGACGTCACGCTGCCGAAAGCTGAAACAAACAACTTAGATACTATGGAGAGAATGAAATTCTTTGAAGCTCTCGAACGACGAGATCAGGAAGTATCCAGACTGATCACCATCATCGAGAAGATGCAAGGCATCACGCAAGGGGCAGAATCGGCTGCCCAAAAAAAAGAGGCGTAGCGGTATTCTAATTAGCCTTATTCCATCTCCATTAGAGCGAAAGAAATATGACAAAATTAAACCGTCTAAAATAAGCTCCATATAGCGAGCAACACACTTAAAGGAGATTACGGTCTCCTTTAAAAACGGCCAAGACGTCAGTAGCCCAAAACATATCCTCTTAAGGTAAAATCCATAGTGCAAAAAAGCATACTCCAATAACCCCCAAATATATCCCCAGCTCCGGCGCTTGCCGGGGCATTTTTTATATATTGGCACAATAAACGCATTACATACACGTTGTCATAGTGCGACAAAAAAAATCGGCAAAAAATTTGCATTGAATAAAAAAAGATATATATCTTTGTAACGAAAACCAAGCATCGCCATACTTTCTTGTATGGTTTGAGCCGCTATAAGTAGCGGCTTTTTTTATAATTATATGATTATGAAGAAACGTGTTACAATATATATCGACGGTTTCAATTTTTACTATGGCTTGAAACGCATCAAATCTGCGGATGTTGATTGGCGGAAATATTACTGGATAGACTATGTGAAATTGTTCGAGCAATTTGTGGGTCCGGATCAAGAATTAGCAAAAGTAGTCTATTTTACTGCGTCTCCCCTTAGTCCCAGCAAAAACAGCCGCCAGAGTGCACTACTAAACGCCAACAAATTACTTCATCCTGATAAATTTGAAGTCGTACGCGGCAAGTATATTGGGAAAACAATAGAATGTCCTCATTGTAAATTTGCAATTAGCAAACCTGAAGAAAAACGCACGGATGTTAATCTTTCAGTTCGAATGATGGGCGATTGTTTTATGGATAAAACAGATATCTTAGTCCTTGTCAGCGCTGACAGCGATTTAGTCCCGCCTATTGAGTTTATCCAAAGCAATCATCATAACAAAAAAGTTAAAGTATATTTTCCACCCGCAAATTTTAGCAACGATTTAAAGGATAACATAATAAGGCACAAGGGGAAACCTATATTATTAGAAAGAAATAAAATTAAATTCGAAAATAGCATTATGCCTGAAAGGATTGATATCAATGGTAAAATCGTCACTATACCCGACAAATGGAAATAGGCATAACTTTTATCGATTACTAATTAAATTAACTACATGAACAAACAGCAATAAAACCCAACACCCATTGATCCCCGACCATTTGGTCGGGGATTTTTGTACCTTTTGAACAATATCATCCGCCAAAATAAGGTTTTCCCTATAGCAAAACACAAACCTTTTGAACAATTTGCCATCTTTAGAATAAAAGTGCAAAAAAATCTGAAATTTTTTCGCCAAACTCTTGCAAAATGCGCCGAACGTGCACACCTTTGTCCCAGATGCTTGTGATGGCGCAAGCAACGGACACAATCGGAAAGACCTTATTTGTTGGAGTTACGTGATTAGGAAGTCTGTTGGCCGTCATGCGCCAGCAGACTTTTTTTTCTTATGACTCGAAAGGCAAAAGGATTGGTGCCACAGGATGACAGGGGCAACATCACGCTGTTTATGAACCGTGACGAATTGATGATCGCCATAAACGCAACGGCATTACGCTGCAAGAAATTTATTCGTCACGAAATACTCGCCAAACGACAGGGAATACAGACAGACAATAAGTATACCCAGAAGATGGCACAACACCATACGGACGGGAAAAACTTTTTCACTCCGCCTTTTGGTAATTCACGGGACCGCAACAACCTTTGCTCTGAATAATATATCATGGCAAAAGGTCTTACCATAAAACAGGAGAAGTTTTGCAACAAGTACCTCGAATGCGGAAATGCATCCGAGGCTTACCGCTTTGCGTATGACTGCTCGAAGATGAGTGATGATTCTGTTTGGTGCAACGCCTCGCAATTGTTATCCGACACAAAGGTAACACAAAGGGTCAAAGAGCTGCAGACCGAATTGCAGAAGGCAAGCGACATATCCAAAGAGCGGGTATTGGAAGAACTCGGCGCAATACTGGAAGCCCGCATAACAGACTATGTAAATCTGGTTACAGAGCGGGTCCCCCTGCCCCAAAGCAAACGCGAGAAGAAGGCAGGGGTTCCCGTCGAATATACAGAAGTTCAAAAACTTGTTTTCAAGGACTTCGACCAGCTCACTGACAGGCAGGTCCGAGCCATTGAGAGCATCAAGGAGGGGAAGAACGGGATCGAGCTAAAGTTGCATGGCAAATCATGGACCATCGAGCGCATATCCAAAATGCTGGGCTATGATGCGCCCGTAAAAACAGCCAACACTGACAGCAAGGGAAATGACATTCCCCAGCCTACCTTCAGTACAGAGCGTCTATTCCAGTTAATCAAGGAGAGTGGAGGCAATGAATGATTACTCAGGAGTCGGTGATCTCTTGATAAAAGAGGGTTGTTTGGCATTCACAGCTGTAATGTTTGAAGCAGTGAATAAACACCCTTTCCGCATAGCCCCTCATCACCGCGTAATATGCCACAAGCTCGACCAAGTACTCCGGGGAGAACATCCCACCAATAGGTTGATGTTTAATATTCCTCCACGGCATTCAAAAACAGAATTGGCCGTAGTGTCCTTCTCTTCGCTCGGAGTTGCAATAATTCCCCGCTCCGAATTTATACACCTTTCAAGCAGTGACCAGCTCACCACTCGAAATGTCACAAACATCCGGAGAATTATGGAGGACCCCAACTATCGCGCTTTCTTTCCACAGGTAGAGCTTTCCAACAATGCCAAAGGAAGCATCTCAACCTCTGACGGAGGTGTCATGTATGCAGCGCCCTTTATGGGTCAGATCACCGGCTTTGGATGCGGTAAATTGGGTGCCCAAGACTTTAGCGGCGCAATGTGCATAGATGATCCGATGAAAGCTCAGGACAGCTGCTCAAGCACGACCAAGGCACGCATCGGAGAGTTGTGGACATCCACATTCAAGAACCGCCTTAACGATGTGCGCACACCCGGTATTGTAACCGCTCAAAGACTCGCCGTGGATGATTTCTGCGGATACTTATTGGAATTGGAGGGCACAATTGAAGAGGGAGGAGAATGGGATGTCATCAAATTCCCTGCAATTGTAGATGACGGATTGCCCACTGAGCATGCACTATGGGAAGGCCGATTTGCGCTGGATAAATTAAAGAGGTATCGGGAATCGGACCCATTTACCTTTGAAACACAATACATGCAGAATCCCAAGCCTATTGAGGGACTCATGTATCGGGAGTTTCGGACATACGACGTTATACCATACTCCCAAAGCACTATCCATAAGAACTATACGGATACCGCAGACACGGGAAGCGATTATCTATGCTCCATCTGCTACGATGAACTTCCGGAGGGAAATTACGTAACGGATGTGCTGTATACTAAAAAACCAATGGAGTATACAGAACCCAAAACGGCGGAGATGCTCGCAAAAAACAAAACCGAAATAGCGAATATCGAAAGCAATAACGGGGGCCGAGGATTTGCCCGCAACGTTGAGCGAATTTTACGGGAAATGAACATTACCCGAACTACTATAAGCTGCTTCACTCAGACGGCTAACAAGCAAGTGCGCATTTTCACCAAGTCGGCAGACGTCAATAACATCACTTACTTCCCCACAGGTTGGGATAAACGATGGCCGGAATTTTACCGCGCTATTACAGGATACATGAAGGAGGGTGGGAATGCCAATGACGATGCCCCGGATGCGCTCACCGGGTGTTATGAAAAACGCAGTACTCCTTTACGTGATGATGATTTGAACGATATTAATATTTGGTAACGATGAACTTTATTGACCGCCTATTTACCTATTTCCAGAATAAGACACTCAACGCTTTGGGAGTTGAGCGTGATTTGATGGACCTCATAAAGGCAAAAGATATCAGTCAAGCAATGTCCTTGATGGAAGATCACGACCCGGAAGCAGTAAAAGCGATCTGCGAGTACAATCCGGAACTTCATGCCATAATGA